AAAAAATGAATTAGAAAGCCGAATAGCAACATTCAATTCTGAAATTAGTGAAATTAAAACTACTATAAATGATATATCAGAAGAAACGACAGCACGTTCTAATGGTATAAAAGAATCTAAAATAGAGATAAGAAAACGAATTGAAAAATTAATAAAGCCTCAAAAATCGAAAATAGCAAACTTAGAAGCAAAAAAATCGTTAATATATCAAGAATTTGCTTTACAAGATAATGCGAATATGAACTTCGAGAGAAGTGAAAAATTATTTTTAGAGAATACTTTTTCCAAAAGCGAAATAGCACCTATAGAATTTGCAACTACAATGCCTGAAAACACAAGTGATCTTGAAATGGTCAAAGAAGAAACATCGGAATCAGAAGAAATTAATACAGATTTTGAATGCGAAAATCCTCCACCGATTATCACCAAATTTACATCACCAGAAGAAACTACTACAACTAAACCAGCAATAAAAAGAAAGAAGAATGTTCATGTCGAAGCTGTTAGATATAGTAAAAGACTGGCGGCAAAACAAGAAGGTGGTAAACTGGGAGGTAAACGAAAAAAACGTACGAAAAATAAAAGAAAAAATATGAGAAAGAAAACACAAAAAAAGAGGAGACGAACAAAAAGAAATAGACAAAAAGGAGGTGATGGTCCAACGGCTATTTCATTTCCAGGACCAAGTGGTGTTGGTCCAACTAATCCATATACAGAAGCAGATCTTGAAGTGTCTATTGCAAAAGAACAACAACAAAAAATTGAAATAAAAAAACTTTTCGATGAGTTAGTACAACTTTCACAAAAATTACCAAAAAAAGATATACCAGAGTTAGAAAAACAAACGCGTTCTATTATGCAAAATAGGGATATAGGTAAAGGACTAATTGATTTACAGTTATTAATTAATACGACACAAGGAAAAATAGAGACTTTAAAACAAGAAGAATCATCTGTTATAGATACACCACAAGAACAAAATTGTTTTGAATATTTACATACAAATATTAACACTCTTTTAAATGTGATAAAATCAGATACAAGTACAAATATTTATAAAATAATTAATAATTACAAAAAGGCAAATGAACTATTGTATATAAATAAAGTTGGATTAGCTATGTTAGCTTGTAAGTTAGCGAGTTATAAACCAGTAGGAACACTACAAACAGGTGGTGGAGAAAGACACCAGTTTTTAACAAAAGCAAATATTAATTTTATACACAGTTTGGGAAGTATTAGTAGAGACATACAAAACAACTTCAAAAGATATGTCGGTGAAGATTTAAAAACATTCGTAGGAAAAATTAAAGAAAAGATTGAACAAAATCCAAATGATAAAAAATTGAAAATAAATAAAAATCCAGATAATAATAATTTTACTATATACGATCAACCTATTACATTAAACGGTGTTGCTTTATTGAAACATTTACTTTCCAAAGACAATGCAAAACCTCCTACACCAGAACAATTATTAAACTATAAAAAAGAAATACTAACTAAATACACGGCACAAAAAATAGAAGATATCAGAACAGATAAGATATTTGAACCGTCAAAAGAATCTACACCAAATGAAATACAAGCAAAATTAAGCACCATTAATAGTAACGAGGCAAAACTAGACATTGATGACGATGAATATGAAGTGAGTTCTAATATTATTTTACAGACCATTTTAACAGATAAAACTATTTATCGAACCTTTATGGAGTTTTTATGTATTCAATATAATGAATTTCAAGAATATGAATGGTTAGATACAGAAGAACAAGCAAAAAAAGACAAAATAAAAGAATTTATTGAAACAAATGGTGATAAAATGATTAAATTAGGTAAAGCTCAAACATCAAAAATAGAAAATATTTTAACAGGTTTGGAAAGGAAATTGCCTATACAAGAGGTAGAAGTATTAACACCTGAAGATGTAGAAAACGCGAATACTATAGAAGCGATTGACGGATTATTATTAAGTTTATAAATACAGAAAAACGCCCTTTATTTAGTATAATGTTAATATACAGAAATGGCCGATAGTGCGAACACAATAAATATTGATATTAACAATCTTAATATCAATGAAAAACAATTAAAAATAATGATATTTATAACAAATGCATTAGAAAACGGATGGTCAATAAAAAAAAAACGAGAACAATTTATTTTTACAAAAAAACATGAAGGAAAAATGGAGGTTTTTGATGAAAAATATCTTGAAACATTTATTCAATCAAATTTTGATATGAATTTATTAAAGCATATTTAAAAAAATAACGATAGATTTTGTAGCATTCTAAATCACATTTTATAATTATTTAAAAAAAAAAATTAAAAAAATTAAAAAAAAAATAGATAGCATTGTTTAGGCGTATATCGACTTAGAAAAGGAAATGACGAATTATATTTAGGAATTAATAATTAAATAAATTTAATTAATTATTAACTAAATTACCTATTTAATTACTTAAATAGGTAACATGAGTTATTATATTTGTAAAACTATGCTTTAATAAAAATTTATTTAATTAATTAAATCCAGAAATTTTTTTCTATACCAAAGGTATATAAGAAATGGCTGGAGCACTTATGCAACTCGTCGCCTATGGCGCCCAAGACGTATTCCTTACTGGAACCCCTGAAATTACTTTCTGGAAGGTGTCATACAGACGCCACACCAACTTTGCTATGGAATCAATTGAACAGACATTCTCTGGTCAAGCTGATTTCGGCCGTCGTGTAACATGTACAATCAGCCGTAATGGTGATTTATGTTACCGCACATACCTTCAAGTAACACTTCCTGAGATCAACCAAGCTATGGGTGATCCTGATGTATATGCTCGTTGGTTAGATTTCCCTGGTGAGCAACTTATCGCTCAAGTTGAGGTTGAAATTGGTGGTCAACGTATCGACCGTCAATATGGTGACTGGATGCACATCTGGAATCAACTTACAATGTCCTCTGAACAACAAAAAGCTTACCACCAAATGATCGGTAACACCACTCAATTAACATACATCACTGATCCTTCATTCGCTGAAGTATCTGGACCTTGTTCCGCTGCCGGTGGTCCTTCACAAGTATGTGCCCCTCGCAAGGCTCTTCCTGAAACCACTTTATACATTCCTCTTCTTTTCTGGTTTTGCCGTAACCCTGGTCTTGCCCTTCCTCTTATTGCTCTTCAATACCACGAAGTCAAGATCAACATTGATTTCCGCCCTATTGGTGAGTGCTTGTGGGCTGTTAAAGATTTATCCGCCACATCTGGTACTGGATCTGTATCCCAAGCTTACCAACAATCCCTTGTTGCTGCTTCATTATACATCGACTATATCTTCCTTGATACCGATGAACGCCGTAAAATGGCCCAAAACCCTCACGAGTACTTAATTGAACAACTTCAATTCACTGGTGACGAATCTGTTGGTTCATCCTCCAACAAAATCAAGCTCAATTTCAACCACCCTTGTAAAGAGCTTGTTTGGGTTGTCCAACCTGATGCTAATGTAGATTATTGTGCTTCCCTTGAAGGTGGCCAAACTTTATTCAAAACATTAGGTGCCCAACCTTTTAACTACACTGATGCTATTGATGCTCTTCCTAATGCCGTACACGCTTTCGGAGGTCCTTCTGAAACATCTGGTGCTGAAGCATTCATCACATCTGGTGGTCTTTTCCAAGATCCTGGAGCTGATTCTAGTAACACTGGAACTGCCTGGGGTGGTTCTAGCGCTATGCACCCTACTGGTGATGCCGAAGGTTCATACGTCTCTGATGCCGGTACATTCGTACTTGCTGAGACTGCCTTAGATATGCATTGTTGGGGTGAAAACCCAGTTGTTACTGCTAAGTTACAACTTAATGGCCAAGATCGTTTCTCTGAACGTGAAGGTACATACTTCGATGTTGTTCAACCATTCCAACACCACACACGTGCCCCTGATACCGGTATCAATGTATACTCATTCGCTCTTCGCCCTGAAGAACACCAACCTTCTGGAAGCTGTAACTTCTCCAGAATCGATAACGCCACTTTACAACTTGTTCTTTCCAGCGCCACTGTTGGTGGAACAGCCACTGCTAAGGTCCGTGTCTACGCCACATCATACAACGTCCTTCGTGTAATGAGCGGTATGGCTGGTGTTGCTTACAGCAATTAAGCGTGAGGTCGATAAAATATATCTCCTAATCCAATTGTAACGTTATAAATTAATATATACGTCATTCGTATATATTAAAAATTTAATGATTATAAAAAAATAGATATAAATAATTTTCGCAATACCCTTTTATAAATGTCTCTCAGAACCTATCAATCTGGAAATTTACATACACAAAATGATCTACTAATGAAATGTTTAATGGATTTTTATGCTGATAAAACACGTTTAAATGAAATGATGAAAATTATTAACGGTGAATCTGTAATATCATTACGTATTGTCGATTGGTTTGTAACTAATTATGCTAAAAAATTTTATACTATTTACGAACTTCCTCAAGAACGAAACGGTAAATCGAGTACAATACGATTTAAAGTATATAATGATTATAAATTGAAATTAAAAGCATATTCAAAAAAACGCTTTGATCCTTTTTGCCGTTGGGAACGCATTACAATTCCATATAATGACGATAATTGTATGGAGACCACTATTGGACAACTCAATTTTTTTAAATGGGCCATTGAAAATAAAATTATTCATTATATTCAAGAAAATTACAATGATATAGAAAAAGATATGAATGAACGTAATAGTATTTCGAAAAAGAAAAAGGACACAGATGGTGATATACAAAACTCAACCATTATTATTTCAAACGATTCTGGAAAAACACGTAAAAAACGCGAAGAACTTTCTGTTTCCGCCTGTAAATGCATTAAAAAAGAAAATGTTAAGATAATTGTTTCTTTTAATTAAACAATTTAAAAACTATGCATCATAGTAACATATATTATGTCTGATAAAAAACAGCACATCTCACTCGTTGTTTGTGGACATGTTGATGCCGGAAAATCTACTACTACTGGCCATTTGATTTTTAAATTAGGTGGTATTAGTGAACGAGAAATGCAAAAACTTCAAGCGGAAGCTGACCAACAAGGTAAAAGTTCATTTGCCTTTGCCTATTATATGGACAAAGACAAGGCCGAACGTGAACGTGGTGTAACTATTAATTGTACCACAAAAGAGTTCTATACAGACAGTTATCATTATACAATTGTTGATGCACCTGGTCACAGAGATTATGTAAAAAACATGATTACAGGAGCTGGTTGTGCTGATGTAGCACTTCTTCTTGTACCAGCCGAAGCAGGTGGTTTTGAAACTGCGATTGCTCGAGGTGATCATTCTACAGGTGAAGTACAAGGACAAACAAGACAGCACGCGCGTCTTTTGGGGCTCCTGGGTATTGAGAAATTGATTGTAGGAGTCAATAAGATGGATGCAGTAGATTGGTCAGAACAACGTTTTACTGAAATCAAAGAAGAAATGACCAAAATGATTACACAAGCTGGATTTAAGCCTAAGCAAGTTGCTTTTATTCCTTATTCTGGATTTAAAGGTGAAAATTTGGTAGAAAAGACCGATAAAATGCCTTGGTATAAAGGTTGGTCTGCAAACTTAAACAAAGATACTGTTATTGAAGGTTTCACATTGTATGATGCTCTTGAAAAACTAGCGCGTCCACCTAAACGTAATCCAGACGCACCTGTTCGTATCCCCATTAATGGTATTTATAAGATTAAAGGTGTGGGTGATGTTATTACGGGACGTGTTGAGCAAGGAACAGTAAATTCGGGAGACATACTACGTATTGCTCCTAGAGGACAAAAGGGTCTTAAAATATTCAGTATTGAAATGCATCACAAAACCTGGGATGAAGCTGGTCCAGGAGACAATGTTGGTTTGAATATTAAAGGTCTTGATATGAAGACTAATCCAGTAAAAGTGGGAGATATTATGTCTCTTGAAAAAGAGGATATTTTAAAACCAGTAAAAAGTTTTGTAGCACAAGTGGCTATCCAGGAACATCCTGGACAATTGAAAATTGGGTTTAGTCCGTGTGTTCATGTACGAACCGCAAAATCTGCTTGTAAAATGACTGCTATTAACTGGAAAATGGGTAAGAAAACTGGGAACGAAAAACAAGACAGTCCGCCATTCCTTGAGCGCGGTGAACAGGCAGAGATTGTATTTGAACCACAACAATTACTTTATTTAGAAGAATTTGAGAAATGCGCGGGTCTAGGTCGTATCGCAGTGATGGATTCAAATCAGCTTGTTATGTTAGGTAAAGTAATGAGCGTAGAATATAAAGATTATAAAAAACTATAAAGAATATATTCAAAATAATATTTAAACATAACTCGTATATTAATACATAATGCAATTATTACATGGATTATGTATAACTTTCCTAGCAACATTTGTAACATCGTTTTCAATTCGAAATACATTTTTAACGCTTTATAGAAATAAGAAAAATTTAAACAATCCGATTCTGAAAAATATTGACGAGATTTTACAACATAAACCTGAATCAAAAGTCATAGTATCTACACCAGGTGGATTATTTGGCTATTATTTTATGGGTGTTTCTTCGTTTATTAAAGAGCATTATGATTTATCGGATTATGTATTCACAGGTGCATCTGCTGGTTCTTGGAATTCTTTATTTTTATCTTTAGAGGGTGATAACAAAATACTAGTAAATGAACTACTCAAAACCGATATTAAGAATCTCAAATCTATTTTAAAAATGGAACAAAATTTGAAAAAGGTCATTCTTAAAAACTACAATGATAGTTCCTTTGAATTAGACAAATTACATTTAGGTGTTTCTGTTTTAGAAGGGACAAATTTTAAGTTGTGTGTTTATAATGATTTTACATCACTTGAAGATGCGTTAGATTGTTGTATAGCTAGTTCACATATACCTTTTGTAACGGGTGGACCTTTCAATATCTATAGAAATAAATTGTCTTTTGATGGTGGATTCTATAATTATCCTTATTTAAACGTTACTACGCCTTCATTAATCATTGCCCCCGACATTTGGAAAAAGAAAAATGATACAGAAGAAGAGTCAAAGGTGACTGTTATTAACTGTAGTCTGGATACCATCATTAATTTAAGCAAGATTGATGGAAATATTACTGATTTATATAATGCCGGATACAATGATTCTATGAAAAACAAACCTTATCTAGATAAAATATTTGATCCTATTATAAAAGACAACCTAAGTTGCTAAGAAATTGTATTAATTAGTAACTATAAAGAGTATGGGGTTCTTAAGGGGTATCCCCTTACAAAAATATAATACATTTATATAAATGTATTATATCTTTTTATTATTTTTCTATTTTTGTTCTATCAATAGTTTTTTTTCAAAAAATCCCCTGAAACAACCTGTGCGTTTATTATCAATGAATAAGTATGAATTTTCAAAAGAATATTTTGATTTTTACACGAAATTTAAAGAGCATCCGCTGTTATTAACAACCGACGTACCTAATTATAATGATTTTGCAAAAAAACACGAACAAAATTACTTTATATTTGAAAAAAATTTTAAAAATATCCAAGAAACAAACGATCAATTAAAAGGTCAAAATAATACGTTTTCTGTAGAAATAAATGAATTTGCGGATACAGTTGACTTGGAAAATATTTTCACTCAAAATATAATGATTAATGATATTGATAGAACACATACAAACAAAAATGGGTTTTTAAAAATGGTTCGTAATCCTATTCATTTTTTAAAAAAAACCGTTAACACTAATATAAGACGATTTTCGTGGAACGATACTGGATTATTGAGTCCTGTTAAAAATCAATTAAAGTGTGGTTCTTGTTGGGCGTTTTCTACAACAAGTTGTCTTGAAACTTTTATGCGAAAACAAAACTATACAATTGAACGTTTATCTGAACAAGAATTGGTAGATTGTTCAGAAAAAAATAGTGGCTGTAATGGTGGTCTCATGCATTTGGCGTTTGATTATATTATTGAAAATGAAGGAATTACAACACACGAACAATATCCATATAATGCTACCACCGGATTAGAGTGCTTAACAAATAAAACGCGCGCAATCGGTTCAAATGTTCAAAAATACGCATTCACTATACCAGAGTCTGTCCAAGATTTAAAAATGAGTGTTTTGCAAAATCCAGTAGCCATTGCACTGGACGCTGGAAATATTTATTTTCGTTTTTATAAAGAAGGTGTAATAGATGTACCACAAAACATTTCAAAATCAATAAATCACGCTGTTTTATTGGTTGGATATGATTATGATGAAAAAGGTATGTATTGGATAATACAAAATTCTTGGGGAGAACAATGGGGTGATAAAGGATTCTGTAAAATACGTGTTGCACCAAAAGAAGGTGTTTTACTGAGTCAAATATATGGGGTTTATCCTATTGAATAATGGGTTTTAGAGTATGGTCTATAAAGGAAAACATTTTATTAATTGAACGATCTTGTTCACTAGTGTCCAAGTTTTTATAATTTACATCTGGATTAATTTCAGTTAAATCCATATTAAAGAGTGTTTTCTTCTTTAACAAATTATGTATCACACTTATTCCCTGTGTTCGTTCAATTCCACAGTTTACTGTAGTACCTGTATGTGGTACAATCTCGGGATCAAAACAGTCAACGTCAAAAGAAAAATGGAATGGAGAATTGTCCAAGAATTCATTTAATTTAGCGTTGCAAAAATCGGGATCACTATTTACTTGTTCACTCAAAAAGTATTTAATATTATATTTGTCTAATATTTCTTCTTCAAATGGGTCGATTGACCTTAATCCAACATAAAACAATCGGTCAAATGGTAATGTACGTTTTATAAATGGAAAATCCTTACTTTTATCTAACCCTGTTAAAAAAGCTAGGGGCATTCCATGATAATTCTTGCTTTCTGATGCATCATATGTATTAATATCTGCGTGAGCATCCATCCAAACAACTTTACTCTGTGGTATTTGATTTAAACTATATGCTACTGTGCCTAAAGCCATTGAATGATCTCCACCAATATTTAATCGGAATTCCTGATTACTAATTTGTCTGTTCGCATTATATAAGTTCTGCATATTTTGAAATAAATTCTTACCACAATCAACATTTACTGTATTAAATATTTTATATGGGTTTGTATCTTGTAAATGGTTACAATATTGAATAGCTCCTTTATCTACACCTTTTAACCCTTGTCCAAGATGATGAGGAAAAGTGATAATGTTTTTCAACATATAATATAATCTTTATTATCATTTTATATATTTTTTTCTGAAAAATATACAAAAAAATTAATGACTATGTTCTATTGTTTCGTTGTTTTCTGTAAATAAAAAATAAATGTAAACCAAAACAATAACCGATAAACAACCAAGGGCCATATTAAGTGCGATTTTCCATCCAAATTCCAACATTCCTGCTATCATATGAGAAAATGTGTGACCAATCAATGCGCCGTATAATGCGCCGTGTAGTCCTAAATTCGAACCTATAATTTTATCTACATTAATACCTATTATTGCGAATATAGCAACAATCAAATTTTCAATAAATCCAAATTTGAATCCTTTGTGTATCATTTTATAATATATAATATTAAAAAAACTATGTAATATATAATGAACTATTATTTAACAACAGCACGGAATGCTATGATTGGAAGTGTCGTATATTATACAATTATTACATCTATACGCACTCATTATTATAGTAGATATGAATATTCGGTTTTTTATAAAACAATTATAGGACATTTTTTAACTAGAAATATATTTTTCAATGAAGGGTTAGTGATAGGAATTCTATTAGGTAGATATATTCAATGATTTTTTTTGTAAAAAAAGGATTGTAATGTATTAGTATAAAATGTTTGAATACATTTCACAATTGTTTTCGTCTCTTTTAAATATGTCTGCTTTTACTAGAGAAACTTCTACTGTTTCTGAAAGCAAAAATGATTCAGGCGAAGAATTAGTTAAAAAAGAAGAAGGGGAAAAAAAGAAAGAGAAAGAAGAAAAAAAAGAAGAAGAAAAAGAAATATCCGAAACATTCGAGTTTATTGAGATAAATGACGATGATGTTGAAGATATGTTTATCACAAAATTTTAAACACGCTCCCATAATTCATCAATCAACCCATATTTCATACACGTATCAACATTCCACCAAAGATCATGTTTCAAAATCTCCTTTAGTTTTGTCTTAGGAATTTTCGCATTTTCTTTATAAATATCAATAATTTTATCCATCAGAGCCTTATTATTTTCGAAATCATCTTCAAGTTCTTGCATTTTCCCCCATGAACCTGAAGACAATTGATGAATAAGCATATGTGCATTTGGACGAATATACCGTTTTTTTCCTACTACACTAATAAGTGTACCCGCAGAAGCAGTTGCTCCTTCAATAATTGTATAAATAGGAACTTTACACGAATTGATAATATCAATTGCTGTAAACGCGCTAAACACACATCCACCATATGAGTTTATATGCAAATAAATTGGTATTG